CGCATAGCTACGCCAGAGGAAAGAGCTAAGCGATACACTCGGCTACGCAAAGCCATTGAGGGGTATTGGCAGGAATCAAAATTAGGCGACGAGGACACTCATCATGGTTACACAAAAGCTGAGCTACTTGCTGATGACACAAAGCTGCATGATTACGCGATGCAAGCTCAACGCGATTTTACAAAGCGCCAATTCAAGACTCCACAGGGTAAGCCGAAACTAAAGGAACTAGACAAGGCAAGTAACAACTACGGCAACACCTATGAGAGAATGGAAGACACTCCTAGAACAGGATCTGAGCGCCAGTTTTTCAGAAGTGTAATTGAAGGAGTGCAGCAGAGAATTGAAGAGCTAGGTCTGCCAAGAATAGACATAGCCGACATCCAAGCTTTGCTCTGGTACTCTGAAAAGGATTTGTTTGATGCTTTCAATGCAGTCAGCGAGGCGGCTACGGGCATGGATTACGCAGATGCTTCAAGGACACTAGCCAGGGACTTAGGCGTGTCGCCTATGGAGTTGCTGATGCCAAGCGCTGTGCCTGTCCCTGAGCGCTTTTTAGGTGAAACGCCAAAGGACACTAACCCATTTTTTCAAAGCGCATTTGACACTAAAAAGTACGCGCCTGGCGGTAGATATTTTGATGCCGTTACAAAAGAAGACATCACTGGCAAGAGCTACGCAGAGGGAGTGATTTCAGTGGCTGGCGGTAAGCCTAAGATGACGCTCAGCCAGGAAGAGGCTCAGTCAATTGTTGGAGCTAAGCCAAAGGATAAAGGCAAGCTTGCCAGGATGAATCTGTTTAAGCAGAAGGCTGGCTGGCGCTGGAGCGAGAATGCCCCAGAAGAGGCTCCAAGTACAATTGTGAGTGTGGAGCAAGGGCCGAGTCACTTCTACGCTTTAGAGGCAAAATCTGAGCAGCCAATTGATCTTGCCACATATCCAAAAAAGAAAAGCGAGCCAAGGTTGCGACCAACAACTCGCGGTGAGATCCGCAAAGGAAATTTGGCTGGTGAGATTATCTACCAGGGCAAGCGCAAGCCTGTCTATGATAGCGTCACAATTGGCCAGCAGAGCCTCATGCCTAGCGACAGTTTTTACCCAACTGAAAAGAGCGGAGCGCTGGAAGTATTTCGTAATGAGCTAGGCTATAGGGTTACCCACACTGCGGACGGCAAATTTCGCTTGTACGATCCGAAGGATGCCTTGCTAGGTGTCGCCGGATCACGCAAGCAGATCGGTCAGTTGTATCGTCGCAAGGTGGTCAACAGGAGAAACTGAAACAATGAACAACGACCGGCAGAGCTCCGGTCTGATAGCCGAGGAGCGAGTAAGGCTCAAGCTACTTGAGCGAGGCTTGGATGTCGCTCGCCCTACCCTCTACGGGCCGATTGATCTGCTCTCTATTTACGACAACTCGGTCATCTATAGACTCCAGGTTAAGAGTGCAAGTCAGCGAGGCGACTATCTGCGCTACACTTTCACAGTCAAAAATTGCTACAAAGAAACAGCCGATTATCTGATTCTTGTTGGACTTGAAACTGACTCGTATTGGGTCATCCCAACCAAGAAAGCTGGCAAGCTCCAGACCATCAATTGTGCGCCTGGAGGCAATAACACTTTTGACAAATATTACGACGCTTGGGCTCTGCTGGAAAAATAGGTTGAACTGCGTAGGTATTTGCGTAGGTTTCTGCGTAGTTCTTTGACGGTGTCTTGCGGTTGTCTGCGGTTTGAGTGCATTGAAAATGTGGCCAGAACTTAGCAAGGTGCAATTTTCTTAGTATTTAAAAGGTGTCTGACACTGATTGTGATTCTGGTTGTTGCGGGTTCGAATCCCGTCGGTCACCCCACCTTTTTCCTAAGCTTTTCGCACTTCTAAGATTCTTACCCCTGCTCAAAAAGCGCTCTAGCGTAGGTTTTGCGTAGGTTTTTGCGTAGGTCTACCCCTGGGTTCCTTTTCCTATGACAAAAATAATTTCGGTGTCTGACACTTTTTTGTTGCCTTTGGAGCGCAGGTGTCTGACACTCGCCGCATCGGAGGCACTTAGGGCTGAAGATAAAAATGAAAAAGCATATGAGCGACCAGTTCAAGCAAACCATCGGCAAGCTGACTCAAGTGGAGTTGGCCCTTCTCAAGCACAACCTAGCGCACCATTCGCCAGACGCAGAAAAGATTGCTTTGATAAACAGCGAGCTAAAGCGCCGGACTAAGGTTGGCTCTTTTTGGCAGCATCATCGGTATGAGCAGCAATTTGGCAAAAACTACAACGCATCGGTAATATGAAAACTCCTAAGATTAAAATAGACAAGGTCTGTAACAAGTACAAGGCCAAGCATCATCCGAACAGCGCAACCTGGAAGTCTAGCGATTGGGTAGCTCAAGCCTGGGACGCTAGGCTGGGGGCCAAGGGCGCTCCCAAGCGATTCCAATATCCAGCGGCGCTTACTCTTGAGGAGGTTGAGGCACAGTCTGCAAATGATTTTGCAGCGCACTTTGGCAAGACCCTGGACACTGTGCAGCTTGAAAAAAAGCTCAAGGGCGAGCCGCGCATCAGCGACCTAATTGCTCTTTACCATGAAGTGTGCGCTCTCTTGCCAAGCGCCACTGTTCGTAAGGCTAACGTAGCCGACTTAATTCAAATGCTCACGCAGACCGGCTCGCCTAATCCAGAGCGCGAGTACGTCAAGGTGCTGCGCTCTTCCCTGGTAGACTCATGGTTTGCCAAGCGAGTGCAGCAGCGCAGCAAGGCGAAGGGCGGCGATGTCAATGAGATTAACCGCGAGAAACGGACACTCAAATCCAAGTGGGACAATATTAAATCTCTCTTTAAACCTAAAATGAGAATCGCCATGAAGGAGCGCGGTTACGGCATGGATCTTATTCGCCAACTTAAAGACTTCCGCGAGGATGTTGACACGGCTGCAATCAGCGCCCCGATTGGCCAGGACGACTTTGTTCCTGTCACCGATGAGCTCATTGAGCAGACTATGGCTGAGTTCAAGGCTCTCAAATTTAAAGATCCAAATGCGTACATTGTGTTTCTTTTAGGCATCGGCGCTGGGCTGCGCTCCACCGAGGCGATTCATGTTCGCTGGGAAGATCTTGGTGATGGGTTTGTCATGGCCTTGCCGCACGGCGAGTACAACACCAAGGGCAAGCGCACTCGTAAGGCGCTGTGTCCGCAATTCATTATTGATGAGATCCGCGAGTTTGAGCACCTGGACAAGTCTGGTGAGTTCGCGCAGTACTGCGTGTCGCACAACACCCCTAAGCGTACCATTACGATTGTCCGCGATGCTTACACTGGCAAGGCTCCAAAGCGCAAAAAGGGTAAAGGCATTGGCCGAGGTCAGGTCACTGGGCAGTTTAAGAATGTTCGCCGTAAGCGCTCAGAGTGGACTCAGGAAGTCGGAGGCAAGCCCTGCACCAAGACTGAGCGCGGTGAGATCAAAGCTAACAACAGCGTGAAGAATCGCGTGAATGCTATTTTGGCAAAGCTTGGCTGGAACGAGGTAGGACTCACAACTTCCGGCAAAAAGTTCCATAAACTGAGAGGTTGGAACGTGACTCAGGTGATTGAGAACGAGGGGCTTAAGGCTGGATCTGTCCATGCTGGGCATCGGTCTACTAAGACAACAAGCGCCTGGTATCACTTACCAGCGGCAGAGCAGGATAAGGAATACATTGCTAATAAGTTATTGCGTTAATGTGTTGCACACGCATTTTAAGTCGCTTAATTTCTCTTCTTTAAGCAACATAAACGCCCTGTGAGTAGTCAACGAAAAGACGGCAAAAAACTCGTAAGCTCTTATGTTTGGGAAAATGACAAAGAGAAGCTGCAAGCTATTGCAGAGGAACAAGGTGTTACCATGTCTGACTTAATTAAGGCGATGGTGTCTGAGCTAGACAGTTTAGGTGAAGACGCGCAAAAGCAAATCTACAGAACCGCAAAAAATAAAGAGTAGGACAATCAATGTCTCATCATCAGAGTATAATAATTTTTTTTAACAAGTGGATAACGAACTAAAAAACAAACAGGCAGTGACCCAAGGGTATTTAATTCATGCTATCTACAGTATGATTAAAGGTATGCAAGAGGATAAAACAATTACAATAAAAAACAGAACTGCACTTTTAGGCGTTTTTGTTGTGGTCGGATTTTTAACTGCAAACTCTTGGATGATAGCCTCAATTAAAAATAAATTAGCTTTGGAGAATGCAGCTAGTGACAGGGCAACTTCAGATTATAACAAGATGCAAGCGTATTATGACAAACAGGAAGAAAAGTTATGGAGGCGCTCAATTGGTAAGCAATTTTTTCAAGCTACTACCCTAGAATTATCTGGTGGCGATAAAGATGAAATTAATCATCACATTAATAATATGTTTTCTGATAATTACGAAAGAGCTTTACTAGTTAAAATGAACTGGGTTGCGGCTGCTCGCCGCGCTGGTGCTAATTTTGTCGCAGACGGGGTAGAGCTTCGCATTAATGCATTTAAAAATAAAGATGACTTTGAATATTTAAGCAAAATTGTTAAACACAATATTTTACAGAATAAAAAATCTAATTAAGATTTTTACTCTTATGGTGTCTGACACTTTAGGCAACACATAATGGCAATAACTAAAAAACGAATATACAAGTCGGTGGCTAAGGAAATGATAGCGAGAGACGAGAAGAGTGCTGACGCAATTATCCAGGCTGTGACCAGTTACATAATAGCGCTTAAAAAAGAAGGCTGTATCGTTGAGCTCTGGAGCGCAGAAACAGCGATTCGGGAAGTGCGTAAACACATGAAAGATTTAAAGCCAGCTTGAGGTGTCTGACACCTAATCTACATTAACATGAAACAAAACACCATAGACTATTGTTGTGCTGCCTATTTGGCAGGGTTTTTACTAATAGTAATCACTAAGGCATTTTTATGAGAAACCTCATAAATAAAGTAAGGACTTGCGAGTACCTGGATATATCGGAGCGGACTCTTGATTATTTAATGAAAGAGCGTCGTATCCCTTACGTCAAGCTTAGCAAGAGAATCATACGTTTTTCACCTGACGGCTTGGATGAATGGCTGAAAAACGAACAACTAAAACAACTCCAAGCACTTGATAAAAAATAATATGGAACTAGTAGTACCATCGGAAAAGGCGAACGGCAAAGATGCGTTTGAGATGTTAGAGGCAGGAACCCATGACGCTATGTGCATAGATGTCATCTACCCTGTTGTAACTCGTTACCAAAATGAACCACCTAAAAACACGGTGGTGTTCGTTTACGAGGTAAACAAGAAGCGCACACTAAAGGACGGTGGCGGTGAGGATGAGTTTAATCATCACATATGGTCAAACAACTTCACGCTTACATTGCATCCTAAAGGCAAGCTCAAGCCTATGTTGGAAATGTGGACGGGCGAGACGTTGAATGAGGGGTCAAAGACTAACTTAGAAGACTTCGTTGGTAAGCCAGCTAAGTTGACTGTGGTTCACAAGAATAAAATAACTAAGCCTGGCGAAAAGAAGCTAGATATAGTTGCGGTCATGCCCAGCGACCTGGAGTTTGCAACGCAGGAGGGTTACGAGCGGAAGAACCCAGACGACATCGGATCTGCGGCATCAGCAGCAGATAACAACGTCCCATTTTAAGTAGGTGTCTGACACTATGAAGCGGTTAGGCATTAACGACATAGACAAGTTGGAGTTTGATCCTGTGGATCGCTCTCCAATTTTCTTTGATATTGAAACTGGGCCTTGTGACCAAGTGAACTTTGCGAAGGCTCTAATTCCAGAGTTCAAAGCCCCTTCCAACTATACTGCTCCAGATAAAATTGAGGCATATATAGCAAAGAAGGAGGATGAGTTTTGGGACAAGGCCGCGCTAGATCCTGTGACGGGCGAGATCTGCGCGTTTGGGTTTAGGTATCAAGGTCAGAACTATTACATAGACGAGGAAGGCCCAACGGTTGAGCAAGTGGTTTTGCATGGCATTACCAACTTGGCAAGCAAGGCCGGACAGCGCACTTGGATAGGTCACAACATCCATGATTTTGATCTGCCTTTTATAGTCAGGCGCTTGTGGAAGTACGGCATGACTGTCCCTGTGGGCTGGTACTCTGGTAAGTGGTGGAGTGAGTGGCTGGTGGACACCGGAAAAATGTGGGGGCTGGCTAAGTTTAAGGACATGATAGGACTTAACAGGCTCGCTCTATATCTGGGCCATGTCTCAGGCAAAGACGGCAAGTCAGGCAAGGATTTTCATAAACTTGTGCTGAAAGACCCAGATGCCGCTTACGAGTACCTCGCTAACGACTTGGAGCTTACCGAGTACGTCTACAACCGAATGAAGTAATGGAGGAGAGCACAAGCGGACATCCTAGCTCTATTCCTAATATGCAGGAAATGGGTGATCAAATCACTTACAAGACAAGACTCAATGTACTTACTGGTAAGTGGAGCCCTGACCCCAAAGACAGGGAAATGATTCTCGCATTTCGTAAGCAGCGCAAATCACCTAAAGCCTTCTTAAAGACTTGGAAAAGAGGAGCGTGGAATGGCGGTAAATAGTAAGCGCAAGGGCAAGGTCAATGAACTGGCTTGGGCTCATATGTTAAGAGATGCTGGATTTAAAGATGCCAGAAGAGGCCAGCAACACAGGGGCTCACCTGAGTCGCCTGACGTTATATGTAATGAGCTTGCTTGGTTTCACTTTGAGGTGAAAAGCGGCAAGCAAATAAACATTTGGCGAGCGCTGGAACAAGCCGAACGCGACAAAGGCCAGGAAGAACTGTCTGTTGTCGCTGCTCATAAAGACAGGGAGCGCTGGGTTGTTTCAATGTACGCCGATGAGTGGTTGGAAGTAATAAAGTCTATGCGGTGTTTGTCACCTCATGGTTAAGGGTTGTGGCTTGTAGGAATAGAGCCGTAGGAGAACTACGGACAGGGTTCTATGCACCCTCATTGAACACCTACAAGCCACTTTTATAAGGAGGCAATATGGATAATTATAGAGTTAATTTTGAGCACCGACTGAGTGCTAGTGAGGCGGCTAAACTCGCTGTAGTTAAGTATATCAACAGGCAAGGGATGCCCTGCTCTGTTAACCCAAGTGTCATGTATCCTGCTGGAGAAGATCCTGAGAAGTACAAGGATGGCGGCGACTTGTTCATGCACTTTCGCACCGAGGTGAAGCACCGCCCTAAGTTGGATTTTACAGGCGCTGAAACGTACCCGTTTGACACGGTACTTATATGCAGTCAGAGCTCATTTGATAGTCAAGTTGTGCAGCCTAAATATTACTTTATCTGCAACGGGCCAATGACTCACGCCGCGCTTGTTGACGTTAAGAAGACCAAAGACAACTGGCTTGTACTAGACCAGCCTGACTTTGAGAGGAACTACACAACTAAGACCTACGCAATCCCGAAGCAGGATGTCATATGGATTCAGCTTTAATATATGAAGATCCTGCTGACCGCCTTTTAGCGGCAATCATTGGGCGAGCTATTAAGGACTACTGTGTAGCGAGGATGAGGAACCTCATAAGTGCTGATGGTGTCATCAACGATAAATTACTAGCAAGGCACAATGTTGGTTTTGTCCTAAGCGCAGACGTTATGCAGGGCTGTTCACGGCTTGAGATTCGGACGGCTTATATATTTATGCACAGTGGGTTGAATGTGATGCTGGAAGCATTAGCACCTAACCAAGACCCCTCAATGATAAGGGACAGTGCCGAGGCAGTTATAAAAGGAGATAAAGTAATCGTATGGCAGTAACACCATTCCTCTATGCCCTTGTGAGGGCAAAGAGGAGTAGTTTTGGCTTACAAAACTAACTAAGATAAAATGAAAAATATAAACAGAGCATCGGACTACACAAACATGGAGGTAGTGTTATGAGCGAATTAAAACCTAAACTATCTTTGGCGAAGGATTTGTTAGATTCTAGTAAGTCAATGACTGTTGACCAGGCAAGGTTCCTAGTGGACACATACTACCAGATTCAAGACGCAAGGATAAGAGCTTCGGCTCAGGTGCGAGCGTTGGTATCTAGCGAAGAACCTCACTCACTTCTTGATTGGGTTGGTGATGTTAATGCTGAGCTAGAGAACAAGATTAAGCGAACACTTGAGATCTATGCTAAACACAACCCTGTTGGCCAATGGAGTTTAGGGATAACTGGGATCGGCCCTGTCATTGCTGCTGGGCTGTTAGCTCATATTGATATTACTCAGGCTCCAACTGTTGGACATATATGGAGGTATGCCGGACAAGATCCAACTTGCAAATGGGAGAAAGGCCAGAAGCGTCCCTGGAATGCTGGGCTCAAAACCTTATGTTGGAAAATAGGCGAATCGTTTGTGAAGGTAAGCGGCAATAAGAAGGACATATATGGCCAGCACTATCTTCGCAGGAAGGAACAGGAGATCATTAAAAATGAGAACCTAGAATTTAAAGATCAAGCTGATATTAAGGCGACCAAGGTTGGCAAAACTACTGATGCCTATAAGAGCTACTCAATTGGCAAATTACCTAAAGCCCATATACACGCACGGGCCAAGAGGTATGCTGTTAAATTGTTTCTAGCACACTGGCATGAGGTTGCTTATAGGGAGCATTACAAAGCTGAGCCGCCCTTGCCGTACCCAATCGCCCATTTAGGACACGCACATCACATCAAGGCAGCTTAAACCAGCCCATCTGAGAGAACCAAGGTGCGCGAGTGAGTCATAAGTTAAAAGAGAACCAGGAGATCAGAACGAGTCATGCCAGCAGAGAGAACCAATGTTTGAGAACGAGTCATTTCCTTTGTGAGAACCAAGCAATCGGAACGAGTTATGAAGAGAGAGAGAGCCAACCAGCGAGAACGAGTCATAAGATCTGAGAGAACCAAACAAAGGAAACGAGTCATTTCTGTAGAGAGAGCCGAAGCAGGTGAACGAGTCATTAAGGGAAAGAGAACCGCATCCACTGAACGAGTCAGAATCTAAGAGAGAACCATCTTGAAGGAACGAGTCAAAGGAGTGGAAGAGTACCACGCACAAAGAACGAGTCATCCCAAGAAGAGAGAACCATCAGCGATGAACGAGTCATGCCGACCGAGAGAACCAGTTGAGGTGAACGAGTCATACCAACCGAGAGAACCAGTGTAAGCGAACGAGTCAGGACTTTAGAGAGAGCCATTGAGTAAGAACGAGTCATTTAGAGCGAGAGAACCACGGATACGAAACGAGTCATATTTTTGGAGAGAACCATGAACGATAAACGAGTCAATGCCATTGAGAGAGCCAACCAGCGAGAACGAGTTATATGTACTGAGAGAACCATACTAAGTGAACGAGAGAGAACGATAATTTAAAAACATGGAAATAGATGAAATGAAAGACAGGCTTCCGCTCCCCCAATTAATGGAGCGGTTAGGTTACGGTGAAGAGTTTCAGCGGCGCTCATGTAGGTCGCCGTTTAGAGAAGAGCAGCGAGCAAGCTTTGGGATTTTTCCACATGAAAACAAATGGTTTTGGAAAGACCATGGAGTAGGAGAGTCAGGCGATGAGATAAACTTTATAATGAAGGCGCGAGGCTGTGACCAGAAACAAGCCATTGAGTTTTATAAGGATTTGATCGGACACCGTGAGCAGACGGCTGCTTTAAAGCCTAGCAAACTCTGCGACCAGGCGCTTGATGAGATAGCTCTGATACGAGGCTACAAGCGCACAACGGTTGAGCTATTAAATAACAGAGGGCTACTAGTCAATGTTGACGGCAACATAGCTATACCAGTGAAGTCTGGACGCGAGCTTATCGGCTACCACAAGCGCTGCACTGATGGGCGTTGGATGTACAGCCCAAAGGGAACCACTGCCCTACCCTTGGTCATTGAACCAAGCGGACAAGCAGCCAGCACAATCGCATTTGAGAGCCAATGGGATGCGTTCGCCTACCTAGACATAGCTGGCTGGCCAGAGCACCAGCGCATCATCGTTACCCGTGGAGCAGCCAATGCTAAGCGCCTGGCCAAGCGCACGGTAGGCCCAGTGATACTATACCTACAGAATGACGAGGCTGGTGAGAAGTGGGCCAAGGCAGCAACTGAAGTCATTGACGATGTCCGAATCTGTGTCGCTCGCCCCCCTGCCCCGCACAAGGATCTGAACGATTGGCTCAAGGCTGGCTGCACCTTGCAGGATCTCCTTCGCACTGTCGGTGATGCTCAGGTTGTGAAGGCTGGCCCAGAGAAGGACATCATGTCCTGGGATGACCTGGATGACACCGGCAGTGACCCTGACAATCTAATCGGGAAGCGCTGGCAGTGCCGCGCTGGTTCATGCCTTTGGGTTGGCCCGTCAGGCGTAGGCAAGAGCAGCCTGACACTGCAAGCAGCGCTTACCTGGGCCGCTGGCCATGATCTGTTTGGGATCAAGCCAGAGCGCCCACTCAAGAGCCTTATTATTCAAGCCGAGAATGACGCAGGAGACGTTAAGGAAGTGCTCCAGGGTGTCCGCATGGGTTTGCCTCAATTAAGCGCTCTATGGCCCGATCTGAAGCAAAGAGTGAGCATTGTGTCCAAGGCAGATGTCAGTGGCGCTGCGTTCCTTAACTATGCCAGCAATATGTGCAAGGCGGTACAGCCGGATCTGCTCTGGATAGACAACATCCAGGCTTACATGGACGGCGATGTATGCAGCCAGCAACAAGTGAGCGCCTTCCTCAATCCCCTGCGAGCCCTAGCGCTTGATACCGGCGTAGCCGTGCAGCTTATCCATCACACAGGAAAGGCCATTACGGGCTCCAGAACGGCCCTAGATTGGTCTTACATAGGCAACGGGTCTAGTCAGTTAACCAACTGGGCTAGAGCCGTCATGGTGCTAATGCCAGCCGAGGATGAGGAGTATGGCAATTTCAACCTTAGAGCAGCCAAGAGAGGCTCACGGGCTGGCTTATGCCATTCTGGAGGCTTACCAACGGATTGCGTTA